TGCCTAACTTAAAGTAGAATGGCACACCATCAAATTCATTCCGGAACACTTGCAGCAATTGCCGTGTTGCTTCCAATTCTTCAGCGAATCCACGCTTTCTTGGATCACGTTCATAACGTGACAATGCATAGCAATCAACTGTGTCACCATTGAACACAATGGCATTCACATTCTGTTCCTTTCCATACTCAATTGCCTTGGTGATGGCATCAATATTATGGAATGGCACATGGATGTCCGACAGCAGCAATATTCTTGTTGCAGCTTTCGGCAACACAAATGGTTCCCATTCAGATTCATCTGATTCTGGAAGACCAAATGGATTTGCAACACCTAATGCTCTGGCCTGTTGTGCCTTCTCTGTTGTCATGTATTCCTTGTTTTGCAAACTTGCCCTATCTGCGTCACCTGTCTGTCCACGGTAGTAGCGAATAATCCTTCTGACATTCTCCACATCCAGGAATGCTGATTTGTTCCTTTTGTATATCAACTTAGCCAATGACGTTGATGGCAGATGTGACCAATGCTTCAGATATTCTTGCACGATTTCGCCCTTGATGGATTGCTTCTTCATTCTTTTCACTCAATTAGTGTTCTATACCGCACGATTCAACTTAATTCTATTTAAATTCGCGATTCGCGATTCGCGATTTCTCTAAGATACGTTCCATCTGTTTCATCTGTCTGCTCCAGTCAACAGTTCCGCGTTCTGCTGACTCCGCCTTTCTGATAAACTCTTCAGCTTCGTCTCCTTCAAGTGTTGGGATGAACACCGTTACCTTCTGCATTGAGCAGCTCAGTTTATGGAAGCCTACTTTATGGCATACCGGGCATTCGATCATCTCAACTTCTTCTGACTCAAAGCAGAAACAGGTCTGTTTGTCCTATTGCTTCTCCGAAGGTAATTCCGAATGCTCAATACCTTTGGCATCAAGGTTTTCATAGCTTTTCCCGTTTGTTAATTCCGTAGCTTGTTCAACGCAGAATCCACAGGTATGCTTGTTCTGTTGCATTTCATCCCATCCTTGTAAGTATGCTTCTCTGAGTTCCTTCAATCTGTCAACGTCAAACTCTTCATAAATTGGATATAACTCCAACGCTCTTTGTTCTGCTTGTTCTCTTGTTTTCATTGCTCTCAAATTAGTGTGCTTTATCGCACTATTATACTCTATTCTGTTTCAATTCGCGATTCGCGATTCGAAAAGTGCGTTATTCCGCACTTTCATTGGTGCTGTGCCATAATTCGTTCACGGTAGAACTTTGGGTCGATTTCGCGAATCTTCACAGCCAATTCCATCCATTGCCTTTTCGCTTCTGCTCTTTCTTCCTTGGTGCTTTCAATACCAAGGTTACATTGTATCAATGCATTCTGATGCAGAAGTTCATCAATCTGCTTCCGGACATCATCATCTGTGTGATAATAGTAGTTTGCGCTCATCTCTGCCATAGTTTACGGCCAACGGTAATGCCAACATAATGGTCACCATTGAACTTGTAGTTTGCCGTAAGATACATTTTTTTGATGTCACCGTGTACACCAATACCAAACAATGGTGTGACCTTTTCGCTGAAATCAGTCTGTGCTTCGATGGATGCATGCACACCGACACCATACATTGGTGCCTTCTGGACATTGGATGTGTATGTGAATGCTGCTTCTTCTGTAATGTTCTGATAATTGTACCAAGTTGCATTCAAGCTGCCATCAGCCAATGTGATGGTTGTGTCGTATCGGTTCACTTCTGTCAGCCATGCTTGGATGATTTTGACTGTGTCAACTTTGAGAACTTCACGTTCCTGGATGATGGTGTTGGTGATTGTGTCCGTGATAGTTACACGCTCCACGAATCTGACTGTGTCGGTCTTCCATCGGTCCACATATTCAGTCCGATATATTGGCTTTTCAATTTCAATGGTTTCTGTGATGACCTTGGCACCTGTTCCACAGCCTTGCCATGCAACAAGGACACCCAGAAGAAACGTGACCATGTATGGCCACACAGATTTGAACAGATGAATCAGCAATTCCCTGTCCATAGTTCAACTTCATCTTCTCGTCTGCGAATCAATCCGCGCAATATTTTGCCGCCACCTTTGGTCCATCTGCGAAATTCATCCGGAATGTTCTGGTCATCCGGACAATGATTGACCTTTCGCAGCAATGTCGATTTGCTAAAGTTTCCAATGCCTACATTGTACACGAACGAAATCAATGCAGCCTTCTGGTGTGATTTCAACTTCACATCCAGGACACCATTCACCTGCTTCTCCACCTTCTTGATATGGTTCAGCAGTTCTTCTTCTGCTCTAAATTCATCAATTGCAGCATCATCCATTGACACCTTGGTGCCATCTGAATATATGGTTGTGCCATAGCCAATTGTTGGCACATTAGCCGGACACAGATATGGTGCAGCTTCAAAGCCTTCAAACTTCTTGATAACTTCTGCTGCTTGCTTTGCTGCGCTTTTTCTTGTTGCTTTCTTTTCTTTTTCCATTGCAGTTTCCGTCTATGCATTCACATCTGATTGGCCTCCATGCACACCATTCACCTACATCTTGCACTTATTTCCTTTCAATTCTCCACGCATTTCAACCAATGCTTTGGTGTTCTCTGATATCACATCTGCGAACTTCTCCACATGCTTGTCGTTTGCATCTTGCCATTCTTTCCTTTCATCACGATGGATGTCTGTAAGTTTGTTCAAGTAATAAACCAATACCGCGAGGAATATTCCCGCGATTCCGTAACTCGCAAGTGCTTCTAAAATTGCATCCATAGCTTACCGTTTATGTCGTTATACGTCGTTGCAAGACTCTTCTTCAGTTTGCTTGCATCTCTCCAACTGTTCCTTGCTCAAACCTTTGCCATCTTCACAATGCAATATTAAATCCTCACCACACTCCGTAGCATTAAGATAGTAACGCAATGGAATAATCGTATCCTTCAACGCTTGAAACGTGAACATATCCTCAGCTTCTTGTCTTGTAACTTTCAAGTACATTAGTATATGGTATAAATTGCGTTTAACAATGTTTCGATTGCAGCCCTATTTGAACTTTCATCTGAAAAACCGACAACCATCTGAACATCTCCCGTAAAGTCAATGCCTCCATATCCGGCGTGTCTAAACACATCCCATACTTCGGTAGATGCTCCTTGATGAATGTTTAACGTGAAACCATCCAGAGCTTGATACACGTCATCTTTTGTAGATACCGCTTCAAGACTTCCATTGACGTACAATGATGGCGAACCGTAATTGTTCAAGATTCCAGTTCCACTACTTCCAGATTGCGCTAAGTAACTCCAAGTGTTTGGGTCCCAGTATTGAAGATACAACGTGTCCGATGTTTCCATTATATTGTAAATATCAAGCGTTTCTCTGAATTGCAACCCGGGAACTTCCATTCTATCGTTCGCTTGAAATGTCCAACAAGCAAGACCATTTGAAGCCGTGTTCAATACTCCCGAACTCACAACAACCGGTTGTAATGAATTTACGACCTGAAAGTATCGAAATCCGTTTCCGCTTTGGTCATAAACTTGATATAAGTAAGCATCGTTAGCACCTGTCCAAGTACCTAGCGAAGTGCCTGAACCATCTTCTGATGTCAATGAAAGGTTGCCACTTGCATCTGGATAAAAGTCTTTCAGTGCGTTGTCTGAGCTTCGTCTTAATTCACACAATGGGCCGCTATATCCTAGCCTCAATTGTTTCAATGCGAAAACACCATAATCTGCATTATAATCATCAAACACCAATCCGCTAACGGTTATGGTTTCAGGTTCAGAATAAACTTCATCTGTTCCATCTGTTGCAAGCACGTAAATTTCGGTGCTTCCAGTCGAACCCGAAACAACCCAACTGATGACATTTACAGCTTGTTCGCCAATTAAAGTAATCACATCGTCTGAATCTTTAGAAAAGAAAAGGTAAGACGTTGGAGTTATACCTGTTGGTGTTGCTGTTATCTGAATAGTATCACCAATGTCTGGTGTTGAATCATCAACGGAAACAGCAATCGAAACAGAAAATGCCGCCCCGCCTCCTGATGGTCTTGTTAAAATAGACGGCATAGCTTATTGATTGTATATGATAACGCTTCCGCTTGACATTGTAATAGCAGTTATGGCATCACTTGCAGGCACCACAATGTATGCGCCCGCCTTTACTGTTGCGCCCGTCAATCCAAAGTCTGCAAGGGCATCAACGCCACTAACTTCAAACGTAGTGAACACCGTGTCTTCTTGCGATATAACAGCATAGCCTTTCAGCGATGTGAATGCGCCTGTGCCGGTCAGCAATTTACAGCCTCGCGTTCCAATTAGTTTCTGTGATTCGGTCATTTCTTAAATTTTAACTTGTTGGTATTTGACAACGATCATAGGCAAATGGCTGTGTAATTGACAGCACACAACTATGTCCGCTAACTTTATCTGTGAATCTTTCTGTGAATGGTTCAAACTGAACTGATGTTTGGATGCTCAACTTCTCCGTGTGCAGTTGTCTGAAGTATGCCACGAAATCCATCAGAATTAAGATCGTGTCGCTCATCACTTCGTGTTCATTTTCTTCACCTGGAAGCACCCTGTCCATGCATATCAGTCTGATGTCATAGGTCAATGTTCGTTCAGTCACAGATGCACCTTGTTCGATTGCCCATAGAACAACGTAGTCCAATTCTTCTGGCTGAAGTTCCCACACATCACCTTGTCCGTACTGCCTTATCTGCAGATGGCTGTTGGCCTGTGTTTCGATTATTTCGAATATGTTGTTCAGAGTATACAAACTTTTTCAGCTTTTCTAAATTCTTCTTGTTGATTCCTTTTGCCATTAGTAGTCAATGTAACCATCTCTGTACTTGTCCTGCAAACTTCTGACCTTGTACCTATTTCCAAGGAAGATACCTGTGCTGTACACATCTTTTTCTGGAAGAATCACATCCAATCCAGAATCTGGTGATTGGTATGCCGGATAATCTGATGCATTTTCACACAGGAATCTGACCAATCGTTCTGTGTACCATTCAGCTTTGTCACGATATTTCTGACTGATGAAATTGATTTCATCCAAGGAAGATGTGCTTGCATTTTCAGATGACTGCTGCATCAAGCCTTTATTCAAGAACTTGTATGAAATAGCTGTTGGTGCTTCTGATTCAATCCAATACCTAAGACATGGTTGAATGTAGTCATCCAACAAGGTCTGATTTGCAACAGTCAATGTGCTGTTGATAATCTGTGTCTTTATTTCATCGTACAATGTACTGCCTAATTTTGGCTGAACATAGATGTCCTGACACATGATGATGATAGGACGAAGATACTTGAAGTCAATATTCTCGTGCAGCAATGTGCTGTCCTTCAGATAGCTTTCTGATATGAATAATACAGGTGTTGCCATCAGTTTGCTTGCTTAGTAATCAGAACTTGCCGCCATTCGTGTCTGCAATGGATTGATTTGCCCCACCATCCACCGCCACGATTCCATACATTGCGGCCTTCTTGCATTCCCAACCTTTGGATTTCTTCCAAGGTCCACACTTTGCCTGTGTAATTCGGACCAATTTCTTGAACATCTTCTGAACGCCAATTTGATGGTCTGCTTTCACGTAGCAAATCAATGCAGAAATCACGTGATGTTGGAATGGTCAATGCTTCGCCTTTCTGCTTCAATTCTGGCCGTAGGTCATAAACGTAACCGATGCCAAATTCTTCTTCAACAGGTTCGATATCTTCGATTATCCGCTTGCCTTCAGCAGTCACGTCAACAACTCGCTGTGTGCTGCCTGCAATTTCCTTGATTACAATGTTGATGGCATTCGCTTCATTCAATGTCTGAATGGCTGTCATCAATCTTTCATTCGTGATCTGCAAACTTCTTGCAATTGCAAGGAATGGTGTTGATGGTTCCTTGACCAAGATGTCCAGGATTGCTGATTCTATTGGTCCTATTTCGCTGAACCAATACTTCAGACATTCAGATTCACGGATGTGTGCAGTTTCAAAACTATCGAATTTGAATCTTCTGTCAGCCACAACCTTGTGTTCAAAGCTGCCTGTGTTTCGTAGGTATTCAAGAACACGTTCATCATCTTCCTTGCTGTCTGATGATTTGCAGCAGATGTGTGCTGATGCTTCAATTTCAACTTTCTGTTCTTCTTCTAATTTTGGAAGACCAACACGTTCACGAATTTCGTTCGCTGTCATCACAGACACTATTGTGCTTTCAGAGAACTGAACACTTATTGGTTCCGTGTCGCTGATGGTCAGTCTTCCTTCCAATCCTTGCAATGCTGCCAAATCATTGAATGTGCGTTCAATAAACTGTTGCCGTGCGTTCACATAGGTGTTCTGAAATAATTCAAAGCTGTCAACCAATTGGTTCCTGCTGCTGAATATTCCTTCTTCCTTTATTCCGAACAATGCAGGATCACTTATCTGATGACCTGCATACAATTCCTGTTGAATGGTTTTGTTCAATAAATCGAATCGCTTATCAAAGTCATTGCTGTTCAGTTGCTGAATTTCAGCAGACCGTTCACGCGAATCGGAAAAGTTCAGAAGAATGCTGTTGGCATTGTCTGTTCCTGTGAACTTGGCCTTCACCATTCGTTCAATTTCCTGTTGCTCGCTTTCGGTCGGAATGCCAGAATTGAAATTCAAAAGTGTTCCGGCCATGAAACCATTGGAAATTCCCTTGTTGAAATAGTCACTTACCTTTCTGTCAAGGTCAATGTAATTTATGGCACCAAGATATGATGGCAATGGATAGTATTGGCAGTTCGGTTGATAGGATTTCACATACAGCAACTGCTTGCCACCTGGTTCCTTCCAATTGAATGCTTCTATCTTTTCAACTTCTGGATTGTACTTTGACCAATCATCGCTGTAATAGTAACAATAGCCATCATCAGATACACGATACTTTGCGAAATCTGCATGATAGATTGCCGCAATCTTTTCGCCAATGCTGTCATAGATAACTTCCAGAGCATAGCCGCCATACAGTTCCAAGTCATGTGCCACCTTCACCAAGATGTCATCCAAAGATTCATATTGATTCGGATGCTTCACAAACTGCTCCATCTTGGCCTTCATGACAGTTGTCATTCCATCCGTATCAATGGACCATCCACGGCCACAAACATAATCACGCTTGCTGTTGATGATAGCATGATGCTTTGCGCTGTTCCTGTATAATTCCAACAGGAAGTCTGGATAACGATTTTTGTATTCGCCTTCCGAACCATACAGAATCCAATCCTTGCCACGCTGTTCCTTAAATTCTGGAACAACATTTGCTTCAAAGTTCAATATGCTTAGACTATTCGCCATAAACTGTGTATGTTTGGTTTCCACCTGTGTACACTTCAGATGGTGCAGGTGTGCCAATTACCTTCACGATTCCTTGTTCCAGAAGATTCAATCCTGTTGGATCAAGATTTGATGATGAACTGTTCGCATAAATGTAGTATCGCCATTGGCCATCATTGCCTAATTTCACTTCTCCTGCTGTTGGTGTTGGTGTGCCGCTTCCAACTTCCGTGATTTCAAATTGATTGAATCTGTTCGGAAATGTTGACGTGTCCTGTGCCACACAATATTGCACACCTTCTGTTGTGTCTGATTTCAATTCAAACAGATAGTATGTTGCTGTGCCGTATTCGGTCAAGGTCACAGCCACTTCATTGGTGCTATTTCGTTCGATGTTTATCACACCGAAAGAACAACATATTCAATGTCCACATCTGCTGTATCAGATTGTGCGCTGATGTTGTCGATGTCAACGAATGCGCTGAATGCACCTGCGGCCGTGTCTGCATCCATGCTGCCAGATGATAGCATGAATGTGGCACCTGCGTCAACTTTTACGTCAGCAGTTTCTGCTCCACTTTTCTTGAAACGTACACGGATGAAGTTGGTGTTGTCCAAGTTCGTTATTCTGATATACTTTATTGAACTTCTGACAAACTTGCCCTGTCCATTATCGCTGTTCAATTCAATCAAATCAATTTCATTGGAAGAATCGACAGTCATCACACGCCTGTCAGCTTCTGCAATGTTTTCAATCGTTCGTGTATGTGAACCGCCACGATCAACGCCACCTAATGTCAGACCTTCTGAAATAGTTATTGTTGCCGTGCTTGGTGTTACTGTGCTTGCCATTGTTGTTGTGCTTTTCTTTAAATAGCAAATGGTTCAGATTGTGCCAAAACGCAGAAAGGTGCAGCAGTAATGCCACACCTTCCTAACACAGAGAGAGAAAAGAAAATTTCTTACACGACTGTTACGGAATCAATCATATCTTGAACAGTTCCTATTGTAGGTGTTAACTTCAATGACATTGCAGGCTCCATGCCAGAGAATGTCAATGTATATCCTTGAAGATCTCCAAATGCTGTTCCTGTTGCTGCTGTTCCGGCAGTTATTTCAAGACCATTGGTTCTTCCAACTACAAACGTGTTTGGTGTTTCGTCATTTGTTGTGTACATAATCACAACACGATTCTGCGCCAACAGTTTGATTTCGTCACGTGTAGCAGTTGCCAACTTTGGAAGCACAACAGTCACTTCTGGTGCCATGTACACAGTTCCATTCTGAATAGATGCTGTGATGGTTTCCGTGACTGCTGAAGTTTCCTTCAGTTGCTCATACGATTGGAAAACCAAAGATGCAGTTGAAAAAGCTGTGATGTCTCCACCGCTAACTGTTTCACCTAATGATTCGTAATCAGCCAAACTTGCAATGTATAACTTCTTGATGCCACCGATACTGTCTCGGCATGGCAATGCAAAATTTGATGTTAATGGGCAGCTCATTTGCTAATTGTTTTTTTTAGTGATGGTGATGGCATTGCTGCCACCACCTTTTGAATCAATTCAATGCAATCCTTAAATTGCTACTTTACCAACTTGGTCTGGATAGGCAACTTGTGTTCCCATGATGAACTCGCAAGCCACACGGATAGTTCTGTTGTCCTTAGAATACCAAACTTCAAGGTTGCTTGAATCTTCTTCAAGATCAAGACCAAGAACAAGGTTGCTCAAAGATGCACCATAGACACCATTGTGTCCTGTCAATCCGTTCACACCAATCACTTCAATGTTTGTTCCTGGATATACCATTCTGAATGGATCGAAATCAGACTGATATGATGCAAGCTGTCCGCCACCGCTTGTCAATCCATTTCCAGAAAGCAATGCTGCTGCAAGTAGTCTGAATTTATCAAGACCAACAAAGATCTTGAAATCTGGCTGTGCTGCTGCTGCTGATGGTGTGATTGCATAAACACGCTGAATTGCTTCAACCATGTCACCAATTTCCAATGAAGTCAACACACTTGAATCGTATGCTGTTGTATTGCAATCTGTGAATGATGCAGTTGGAATCAATAGACCATCAAACATTGCAAGGTTGCCACTTCCAGATGTGTCATCACCTTGCCAGATGATTTTTTCAATTTCATCTTGGATTTTCTCAACAAGATAGTTGCTGAACATTTCTTCGAATGGCATTGAATCTTGGATTGCTCCAGGTGCCAATTGGCTGCGAAGATAGAATCCTTCCAATTTCTTTGGACAAAATTCCATGTTGATTTGTACGTGCTTCGCATTGATGTTTCTTTGCGTGAATGTCACATCGTTTCCTGTTGCATCAAATGAACAGGTTGCTCCAGATTGTGCCATGACCGCATCCACATCCATCAAGTTCAGAGCAGTCTCGCCCTTCACTCCTGTCTGCTTGGTAATTAGTTCAGCAGTTCGTCCACCTGCCAACGCTTTGGTAAGTAGTGGAAAATTTTGTTCTTCAACATAGGCTGATAAGCCTGAAGTATCAAATGCCATGATTTTTGTTTTTTATGGTTTTAGTTTCTTGTTTACTTCTTCAATGCTTTTCTCATCTTCTCCACAATGTCAGCATCAGATGTTGCCTTTGCGAATGGATTGTTCACCTTCTTCGTTGGTTCAACAGATGGTTTTGCTGCCATCTTTTCCACGATGTCTGTAATCATTCCAATGGCCTTTTCCATTTCATCGAATCTGGAATTGATGCCTTCAATCGCTTCAGCAGATGCAAAGTTGTGTGCTGCAAGAACATCAGCAGCAATTGCCGACATCTTCAAATCCACATCTTCGGATGCCATTTCTTCCTTCTCTTTTTCTTCAGCCTCAACTTCTTCTTCAGATTCTTCTTCTTCAGCTTCTGGTGCCATCACTTCAACAATGACTGCACCTTCAGTTCTGATGATTGTACCATCTTCTAATTCATGATCACCATCTGGTGCATCAATTTCATTGGCTGCTTCGTCAATTACTTTGACAACTGCACCAACTTCAACCGCAGGTTCAACTCGGACAATGGTGCCATCAACTAACTTGGCATCCAAGAATGCAGCTTCAACTGCTGCTTCTTCTGTTGTTTCAACTGTCCCTGTTGTGTCATCTGATCCGAATAACAACTTCTTGATTTCTGGCAATTTATCGCCAACCAATTCTGAAATGTTCATAGCTGTGCTTTTTTGTTAAATAGAAAAATAATTGATGTGTGCCACTTACTTCTGAATGGCATCAATCACAGCATCAATCACTTCTTGGTCCATAGTCATTTCCTTGTCTTCTCTAAAGATGCCTTCAACAGAAAAACCTTTCAAAGTATAGCCATCATCTTCCTTGATTTTCTGCCATACTTCATCATTCTCCACACGCATTGATCCAAACCAACTGCCTTGTGGAACGTCTTGGAATCCTTCCGGAACACCTTTGACATCATCAACAATCCAAGATTCGAAGATGAACACATCATCGACAGGTGTTTCATGCATCTCATTGACAGCCTTCGTCAACCCATTCTTCATAAACTTGTACACTATCTTCCGGATGACATCTGCTGTAAATACAACATACCATTCCTTGTCATCCCATTTACGATAGATGGGCAACGATGCGATCATAAACGGACCGGTTATGATACGCTTTTCTTCGTCCTTCACTCTGAATTTGTATGGTTCCTTCACCTTAGAAAAGGCCATAAAGTCACGTTCAATGGCAGGTTCATCTACCAGAGAAACGAAGTCCACACCGCTTTCATCATCATCATCAATGGTCAAATAGACCAAAGGAATTTTCTTTGTTTTTTCCATCATTATCCGGTTAGGCCAAATGTGGCTTGATTTTGTATTTGCTGAATATTTTCCTGTGATCCCGATAGTTGCGATTCCACAACAAATGCCTGTACAGGTGCCAACTGTGCCGCATCTGCATTGACCAACTCTGTTGTGTTGGTTGTGACAGGTGCAACTGATGGTGCAGATGGTGCTGATGCAGATACTGTTCCTGCACTTGGTCCAGGCGCTGTGTTCAATATTTGTGTTGCTTGTACCATTGCACCAACAACTGAACCAACCATTGACGCGATATAAGCTATTTGCAAGAATGGTGCAGCAGGTCCACCTTTAGCTGCTGCTGCTGTTGCTCCTGCAATAGCTGTTGATATTGCCACAGCCGTATTGATTGCCAATTCTGCAACTGCAAATGCCTTAGCTGCTGCAACACCTTCTTCACCTTGCTGCTCCAAGAATCCTGCAATCTGACCTAATGCATTGGCTGTTTCCTTTGCTGCCAATATTTTTGCATTTTTAACTGCTTTAGCTTCAAGTTCAGCCAATTTAATCTGTTTGGCTGAATATGCTTGCTGCAACGAAATCATTCTTGAATTGCTCTGAATTTGATCTTCAGTTATACCTTCATTGTTCGCCTTCAGAAATTCACGCAATGCTTCTTGATGTTCAGCATATTCGTCATCCAAGTCAATACGCTGTTGGTAAAAACTTGCGTGTTCTTCACCATACAAACCTTCAATTGTAAATATTTCAGCAGCTATGGATGCTTCATTTCTTTGGTCAAACAATGCCTGTTCTTCTGCTCTCAATGCAGCTGCATTGGTTTTCTGTTCAGAAGTGATTCCCGAAATACGTTCTAGAATATCTTCTTCTTCAGCTAAAGCATCAATTTTTGCCGCTTGTGCAGGAATAGATTCTTCATTGATTGCGAATTCTGCTTCACGCAAATCGATGCGAGTCTTGGCCAATTTCAATTCTCCACGCAATTGCTGCTCCAATATCACGGCAATTTTGTCATTGGCTTCTATTCGCTTATCAATATCCAATTCGATGTTATCACGAATCTGTCGCTGAACTTCTGCTTCACGCTGTTTCTGCAACATAAACCTGCGCTGTTCAGCTTCTGCCAATTGCAGTTCATTCCGCATCTTCACAATATTCTCTGCTTGGTCCAATGCGCCATCTGCACCATGCAACAATGCATTACCAAAGTCTCTGAACTTCTGGATGATGTCATCCATGTTCATGTCCTTGATGCCTTGCAATCCATCAACCAAATCCTGCACAGCACCTGCAACATTGCCAAAGACAACTTCCAATGTGACCATTGCCTTGCTCAATCCATCCGTTATTCTCTGATTGCTGCGAAGTAGGTCTGCAAGTTTTTCAAAAATCAGAAGAACAACAGACAGCTTGCCTATCATCTTGATGGCATTGCCAACTGATCCGCCAAACTTTTTGACACCTTTGGACGCACCTTCTGCGCCTTTTTCAGCAGATTTGAATCCGCCTTCCATCTTCTTCTTTAGGTCATCAGTTGTGGCCTTCAGCTTCTCCATCTGCTCCTTCAGATCATCAATCTCTGATGCAGCGTCTTTGGTTTTTACATCAACTTCAACAGCTATCTTTGTGGCCATTACGCAGGTATTAGTCTATAGTTAACGTAAACTGTTACATCTGAATCACCTGTTGTTGGATCTCCACTTGGCACCTTCACTTGCAGGTCTGCATTTGCAAGCACCTGCGTCTGTCCAGAACTTGGATTGCTTGGTGCATAAGCTGAACTAATTTGGTCAACAGTTGCCAGAAGAATATTGTTGCCTATCTGTCCAACATTGTCATCAGCACCATCAATGTGCAGGTGCAATGATGTGTTGGTTGCATAGGCTGTTGTATTGAATGCAATCTTCACGCTTGCAGAAACAACTTCAATGGAATAGCCGGACACGGCAGACACAATGGTCAATGGTGTGCTGTTCAATGTCAGCACATCTGCTGATGCAATGGTCAATTCAGCAGTTCCACCAATGCAGAAGACACCATCATCTCCACGTGACCAAACAACATTGTCAGCTTGGTTGATGAACAGTTCACCCTTGTAAATGTCCGTTGCTGTCCATGCAGGTGATGGTTGTGTGTGATCATCTGATGGTGCCACAGTTGGAACTGTTCCAGATACTGTGGACCTTTTGATCTTGATTCGAGAATCTTGTGTTGCCATTTCTTAATTTATGTTTTCTCCACCATCTATCGTATAAATAGATGAATCGCCATATTGTATCTGAACTTCATCTTCCATTCCATCCACAACGTAGATGGTGCCACCTGCATCCGTTGCCCGAACGTCATCTTCTCCACCTTCGATGATGTAGCCATTCATCTGTTCTTCACCATTGATGATTGTGCCATCTTCAAGTTCATGGTCACCATCTGGTGCATCAATTTCATTGGCTGCTTCGTCAATTACTTTGACAACTGCACCAACTTCAACAGCAGGTTCAACACGTACAATGGTGCCATCAACTAACTTAGCATCCAAGAATGCAGCTTCAACTGCTGCTTCTTCTGTTGTTTCAACCGTCTCTGTTGTGTCATCTGATCCGAATAACACCTTCTTGATTTCTGGCAGTTTGTTGCCAACCAATTCTGAAATGTTCATAGCTGTGCTTTTTGGTAAATAGAAAAAGAATTAATGTGTGCCACTTAACTGTTCACGGATATCATCTGTTCACGATTCGTGAACGTGTGAACATCATTTCTGAATTGCATCAATCACAGCATCAATCACTTCTTGGTCCATAGTCATTTCCTTGTCTTCTCTAAAGATGCCTTCAACAGAAAAACCTTTCAAAGTATAGCCATCATCTTCCTTGATTTTCTGCCATACTTCATCATTCTCCACACGCATTGATCCAAACCAA